CGCCAAAAGCCGCCGCAGCGCCTTCACATTGTAGCCCTTGGCCTTGATCATCGTAAAGCGGTCCTTCTTGTCCCGCTGGATGTCCGCGATCTGTGCGTCGTCAGACTCCACCTCCTCGATGAACTTTTGCAGCTCCTCGGCCGCCGACTCATTGGCCTTCTGGTTATGCTTGCGGAAGTCCTCGTCCTCTTTGAACGGCAGTTTTCCCATCACACGATCCCCCAATCTTCGCCAAGCATGTCCGTCTGCGAGGCCAGCCACGGCACCCGGGCCCCGGGCGTGTTGGCAGCGTCGGCAGGGTAGTTCAGATACACGTAGGGCAGCGTCATCTTGCTGTTGGCGTCAGGGCGCTGCAGCTCAAGCCACAACCCCTTTCCGTTCCAGCCAGAGCGGGCCACCCGCCTTCCGTCCTTCAGCGCGGCAAGCGCGTCTCCAAAGTTCATGGTCGTCCCTCCTCAGATTGCTACGCCCGTGACCTCGACGTCCTGCTCGTCCACAGGGTCGTAAGTCACGGCAAAGATGTCAGGCTTGCAGGGGTAGATTTCCCCCTTCACGCCACGGATGATCCAGTCGCCCTCGGTAGCCTCCATCAACCCCTTCCGCGTCTTGACGTAGAGGTTGTCAATGCCGCTGGCGATAGGGAAGACAACATCGTCTACCAAGGCGTCCCGCAGCCATTTGGGCAGCGCATCCTTGGTGTCAAAGTGGATGCTGTGGCAGCCGTTCTCGGCAACGTCGAGGCCGAAAAACTGCACCGCCTCGATCATGACTGGCTTCCTGCGAAAGAGACCCATCAGGCAGCCGCCTTGACAGCCCGGGGCTTGCGGGCAGCGGGCTTCTTGCGCGCCGGGCGGTACAGCGAAACGAAGTTGGCAAACAAAACACTCCGCATCCGGTCGCCCGCAACATCCCCATCCTCGACAACGAGCCAAGAACCGAGGTCCAAGCTCTTCCCACGGCAGTGCAAACCACCGTCAATCACCTGCAAATGGCCCTTGGCCAACGCTCCTACGACCCAATTCGGGGCAGGCTCGTTGAACAACGGCACCCCATTCTCCATGCCCGTGTACTGGACAGCGTGAACAACGGCAGGCTTCTGCGGAATTTCTACGTATTTGGACATCTGTGGTTCCTCCTTGGTCCTCGGAGCTTTGTAGACGGTTGGTTGTTCACTGTCAACAAGCCCGAATGAAATTACATTGGCGAAAATTTTTGGGGGTAGGGACCCAAACGGAAAATTGGCCGAAAAAATCGGCCGCTAATTGGCCGGAAATTGGCGGCAACGAAATTGGGCCCGAGTGAATCTGTAAATCAAGGGTGGGAGGGTGGGGCGCGCGCGACGGCCCCCGTGTCAAGGGGGGTGCCCCCCTATTTTTAGATATCCCGACCGATATCTTTTGGTCCCAAGGGACCCATAGGGTATATACTAAAGATAGGTTGTGCCATGGTGTGCCATGCTGTATCGTATAGTTATACGAGGGCAAGGGGCCAGCGTATCAACAAAGGATAAGGCAATGGAATATCGCTATACTGACACCGGGCGCGCGAACACCGTGTTTGACATGTCGCTCGACGACGTCGCCAATCTGCGCGACGTCCTGACCAAGGTCCTGAGCGGCGACGTCTCGGACGTCTCGCGCTGGCAGGTGCGGGGCATGATCAAGGCGCTGGCCAACGCGCAAGCCAAGGCGGCCGATGCGCTGGCCTATGAAGCCAAGGCGCTGATCGAGCGCGCCAAGCTTCCCGACGATCTGTAACGCAACCCGGCCGGGCGCAAGCCCGGCCAACCCTCAAAGGATCGAGAACCATGCATGCATTGCAAGTGAAGCACCTGAAGGTGAAGGATCGGATCAAGAAGCTGCAGGCGCTGGCCTCCAGCATTGAGGCGGACGCCATCGAGGCCGGACTGGCCGAACGCAAGCCCACGACCATCGAGGAATTCCGCTGGCCTAAGGATGACGTGATCAAGAAATGGGGCGCGGATATCTGGACGGCCTACAAGCGCGAGAGGATCGAGGAGCGGTTCAAGTGGAAGTGACGGGCAGGGGGCGCAAGCCCCCTGATCCACCCATCGGTGGATCAAGTCTATCTGTCACTGATCCTGTCCCTGTATCAGTGACAGGCGCGGGGCGCGGGGCGCGATAACCAAAAGCCCCGACCCGACCCGACCCGACCCGACCCGACCTGAGACGCCCGACCCGATATCCTATTGCGTCCCATGTCGGCCCATGCTACTCTATCCCCACGGCCGCGGTGGCCGTCACAACAAAGGAAAGCACAATGGCAAAGAATCCCTTCGGCAAGTCGCGCCCGGTCAACGCACCTTATGCAATCTATGCGTCCGGCGGCGGGCAGGGTTGGACGTGGCATATCTGCAAAACCTACAAGCTTCCAGAGAACGAGGCCGGGGACGCTTACGCGCGCTGGTTCGTTTGGGCCAAGTCGCCCTACACCTACGGCGACTTCGAAGGCGGCGATACTTACCGTCGCGACGTCGTGAACCTTGGCCGCCTAGTGGCGGCTGAACCGGAGTGGCTGGCCGCGCACGGCAAGGGCATCCCCGTTGGATACATCCCAACGCCCGCCGAATACTTGGCCAAGGCCTGATGCATTGATTAGCCGGGCCTTCGGGCCCGGACTTTCCATGCACCAAGGCATGACAACGAAAAGGAACAATGGCATGACAACGATAGACAATCCCCTACAGAATCCCCGGTTCATGGCGGCGACGTGCCGCGCGCATCTGCGCCTGATCAATGCGGGCATGACCCCGCCGCGCGGCGTTCGCAAGGCGGACGTGCTGAACAAGGCGGCGAACCTGACGGGCAAGCCCTATAAGCGCGGCGAGTATAAGGCGGCGATTGCGGACCTGACGGCGCTACTCGAAACAATCGGATGGGAAGGCGTGAGCAATGCGCGTTAAACTAGACTTGCAGATCAGCAGCGAAGGCGCGGCCTTTCAGGACGGCATGCACGGGATAGAGACCGCCCGCATCTTGCGGGCGCTGGCCGATGCCATCTTTGAGGGGTCGGAAGGCCGCTATGACTTGCGCGACCTTAACGGCAACTATGCCGGGGCCGCCGTGTTTGAGGCGTGGGAAGAGGAGGCCTGACCCATGTTCTATATCTATGCGACCCGGCGCGATGACCTGACCAAGTATTATTGGAACCGCCGCAAGGCCGATTGGCAGCTGGACCTAGTGTCCAGCTGCTACTATCCGACGGCGCGCGGCGCGAACCGGGTTTACACAGGCATGGCCAACGCGGGCCTTGTTTGGCGGCGGTTCCACGAAATAGGATTCAAGCGCACCCCGGACGAGTCCGCGCGCATCCGCCTTGCCGCGTGGGGCCACGGTGGCCAGACCACATGACCCGGCGGGCCGCAAGGCCCGCCACCCCCGGCCGCCTGTCCCTGTCCCTGTCCCTGTAAGGCCCGCCCGCGCGCGGGCCTTTAACATTGAACCCCGACCCGACCCGACCCGACCCGACCCGACCCGATTTATCCTATTGCATCCCGACCCGTGCCATGGTATGCCATAGGTACGGGCGGAGACCCGGCACAATAAAGGATTGGCAAGAATGGAAAATGGAATCATCTACCGCGGGCCTAGCCTCTTGGACGGCTCGCCTATCGTGGCAATCGCCACATATTCCGCGCGCAACCGCAAGACGGGCGCAATGGTTCAAACCTATATTATCCGGGACGATATGGACCCGGTGACCGCATCCCGCACGGGCGCTGACGCGGCAATCTGCGGCGCTTGCCCATTGCGTGGCATTGCCAACCCCGACAAGGCCAAGGGCCAAGCCGACGGGCGCGCCTGCTATGTCACCCTGATTCATGGCCCGGCGCTGGTGTATCGGTCGCACGTTCGCGGCGTCTATCCGGACGCGACGCATCACGAAGATACCACGGCGCTAGGCTATGGCCGGATGGTACGCATCGGCACCTATGGCGACCCGGCCGCGGTTCCTGCCCATGTTTGGGAAGCGCTGACAATGCGCGCCAAGGGCTGGACCGCATACACGCATCAATGGCTCCACCAACCGGACGCCCTGACCTATGCCATGGCATCAGTGGAAAGCCTGACGGCCGCGAAATATATTTGGGCCCGCGACGGCCGGACCTTCCGCATCGTGCGCGACGTTGCAGAAATCGATCCGGCCCGCGAGGTCCTTTGTCCCGCATCCGCCGAAGCGGGCAAGCGTACCACCTGCGCCGATTGCCGCCTGTGCGCCGGGCAAGCGACCCGGTCGCCTAAGTCCGTGGCCATTGTGGCCCATGGCAACGGAAAGGCCTATGCATGAATTGCCAAGCCGCGACCACATCCGCCGGTCGCGGCCACCTTGCCCCGGGCCTAGCGCCCGGGGCCCTTTTCCAACAGCGCCACATGATGCGCCCGGCACACCGCCAGCATCACCTGCACCAAGTCCGACAGGCTCGACCCCGACGCCAATGCCTCGGCCCGAAGCCCGACCCGACCAACGTCCACCGCGTCCCGACCGTGCCACAAATAGTACCTGTCCCGACCCGACCCGACCGAGGTCCGAGGTCCACGGCCCGACTGCCCCCGACCCCGACCCGATGCCCCCGACCCGACCGACCCCGACCCGAGCTCCTCGGACCCCGGACCTTGGTCCTCGAATAGGTTGACGATTTGAGATGGCATGGGACGAGCTGGGACCTCTGCCAAGATGAATGATAAGCCATGCTTATGGGTCAGCAGTGTATTATAAGCAATTTGCATATCTGAGAGCCGGACCGAAATTTTTTCAACTACTTTCAATTCGATCTTGAACGCTCCAACAGGTGAAGAGACGTCAACATCCGGCAAACCGCCGCCGTTTCGGTTCTCAATGCGTGTCGTCATGCACTTTTCGGCCTCAAGAAGAGGCTTCAGGGTCTTCCATAGCTTCGCTTCCGGCCCCATCGGCAGGCTCCTTCGGTGTGATATCGCGCAAGAAGGGATACTTATGCTGAAGCTCCACCAGACGATCCATGATCTGGTCGCGGCTCATGTTCTCAATGCGGTTGAGCGTCTCGCGGCGATCCGTTGTCAGGCCACCAAGGGCACTGCGGAGCTTCTCGGCGTTGATGGCAGCGGAGAACTGCTTGGCCTCTTCGGCCCCGCGTGACAGGTTGTAGAGGCGTTCAAGCTGGCCAATGGTGGTCACGCCATACTTGCGCTCCTTGGCCTCTCGGAGCTCCTTGATGTATTCCACCACATGGGGGAAGTCGCTGCCGTTGAGCAGCTTGGCAGAGTAGATGTGGGCCACGTCGTGGCTGAACCCAGCCTTTCGGGCGCACTCG